GTACATTACCCGTTTCATCTACCAAATCTATGGCTTGGCATATGCCTTGACCAAAGTTTTGATGGAAGACGGCGATCACATTCGTATCGGCTCAACATTTGCTAAGCACCTCGCTCAGTCAATGATTGAAACCAAAGAAACATTATGCGCTAACTTGCTCAACTTCGCATTCACAACCGGCTATGTTGGTGGTGATGGCGTAACATTGATCAACACAGCACACCCAATCGCTAACGGCGGTTCTTACTCTAACCAGTTATCTACAGCTGCTTCTTTGAGCCAAACTTCTGTTGAACAGATGTTGATTCAAATTCGTTCCGCTGTTGACAACAACGGTAAGCGTATCCGTTTGAAGGCAGAGCAGTTAGTTGTTCCACCAGCACTCGAGTTCCAATCAGAAGTAATTCTGAAGTCGGTTCTGCGTTCTGGTACAGCTGACAACGATCTCAACCCAATCAAGTCTACTGGTATGTTGCCAAAGGGTACACACGTTGTAACCCGTTTGAGCTCTTCCAAGGCATGGTGGGTACAGACCGATGCTGAAAATGGTCTCATGCTCGTTATGCGTCGTCCAATGGAGAAATCCATGGAGGGCGATTTCGAAACTGATTCTATGCGCTATAAGGCCACTGAGCGTTATGCTACAGGCTGGCACGATGCGCGTAACATCTTCGGTACCGCTGGTTTGTAATCAAAAAACCACAAGAAGTACAAAAAAGCCACCCACAAGGTGGCTTTTTTGCTATTTAGGGCGGTTTGGATGTTTAATTTGCATTAATATGTATAGGAAGATTTGCCCCCAACAGACTACCGTCTCTTCCCGGTAGACGATCAAGCGACTGAGTGGGGCTATAAACTCTTGATAGGAAACAATTCAAATGTCAGTAACATTTAATCAACCAGTACGCATTAATAAGTACAACAATCCAACTAACAACGGCGTAATCGCTCCAGACAACACTGGCGCAGCAGTATGTACTCAAGAGAGCTACATCCTCAACCCAATTTCTGCCGCTAACTCTGGCACAGTAACATTCCAGACAGCTGATATCGGTCAAACAACCGCAACTCCATTTGTATTGCCAGCTGGCGCAATTATCGAAAACGTAACATTCTACCAAACATCTTCTGCCGCTAACTTGGCTGGTGGTGCAATCACTGTTTCGATCGTTCAAACAAACCCAACAACTTTAGCTAACACAACTACTGCTATTGCTACAATTACCCCAACAGCAGCTGGCGGTGTAATTCCTGCAACATTTACAGCATCTAACGCTGTTGCTACTATTTTGAGCAACATCGGTACTTTGGATGTTACTTTGACTTTCTCTGCAGCTAACGTAACAGCTTTGACTGGCGGTGCTGTTGGTGGTGTATTCCAAACAACTTACACAGCACGTAACTACACTGGTTCGATCATCAACGTTGGCCAAGGCTACACAAACTCGTAATTAATTGCCTAGGGGGTTTGACACCCCCTAATTAACTTAAAAGGAAATTAATTATGGCATCGAATCTAGTAACAAATTTACAAAATATTCCAGCGGCTGTTGAGTCAGTAACTAAAGTTGGTCGTACAGAACCTTTTGACTTACAAGTTTCCCGTAATCAAATTATGGGCCACACGTTAGTCAATATCAATGGTTACAATGCTAACGTAGCTGGCACATCAATTCCATTATGGGAAAATGCAACAGCATATACATTCCCTAGCACAGCTTTGACTATGACCGTTGCAAGCTCATCTGCAACTGATGTAAGTCCAGCAAAAGTAACTATCAACGGTCTTGATGCTAACTACAATCAGCTAACTGAAGTTGTAGCTTTAAACGGTACAGCAAACGTAACTACAGTTAATCAATTTTTACGTATCAATAGCGTAACCATGACTGCAGTAGCTTCTGGTCAAGTTAGCAACGTTGGAACTATCACAGTTAAAAATGGTAGTACAACTTACGCCCAAATTAATCCGGGATTAGGTCGCAGCCAAATGACAGTTTATACTGTACCAAATGGCTATACATTTTACCTAAACCGTATTAATGCTTGGTCTGGTAGCAGCTTATCTAGCAACGTATACATTTTCTACAATTTAACTAATTCTACAAATGGTATTAATATTTCTACCGCACAAATTAGCTTTACATTGTTTATGGATGTGCACCGCTATGCACCAAATGTGTTCCAACAAAAAGCGGATTTAACTTTTGCTTTTTCAACAAGCGATAGTTCTGCTCAGCACGTTGCAGCATATATTGAAGGCTTTTTGGTTCAAAACGACGGTCAAGCGTTAGCTTCAGCAATTTAAGGCACATAAATGCCAGTCTATCTAGACACTAGAGGTAATTCGGTATTATCGGTGGCGATCTGTGATCGCTGCCGAATCAAATTCCCATACACCGAGCTTAGACCCGACCCCAATTTTCCGGGGATGCGGGTGTGTCATTATGATCTAGATAACTTTGATCCATGGCGTTTACCCGCCATCCAAACAGAAAACATTGCACTACGGTTCCCAAGACCAGATACTAATATTGCTACTGGCCCCGTTGGCGGACAACAATTGATGACTGGACTTGCTCCAAATGGTCCAATTGATAGCCCAACAGATGGAACTAGAAAACCGAACGATCCAAATCGCAACTCGGTATTTATTACGCAAACACAAGAACAATCCACAACCGCTGGCGAATCCGGCGATTTAACGGACTAAAACATGGCCGATCAGTCGATATCACAATTACCAGCCGCAACGCTACCCCTAACGGGTAATGAGCTTGCGGTCGTGGTGCAAAACGGTGTTACTAAACAAACACTGTTGCAGTACATATCTAGTACATTGGCGCCCGGAGTATTAATTACTGGTGTGTCTTTTGTCGGTAACAATTTAGTATTTCAGTATAATAACCAAACAAGTCAATCTGTTGGCCCAATCCCTGGTTATGTATCGGCAAGTATTAACGGTTCTGGTCACTTAATTCTTACCAACTCGCTAGGTTATAATACCGATGCGGGTCAGGTTGTTGGCGCACAAGGTCCTCAAGGCCCACAAGGTACTACTGGTGCAACTGGTGCCACTGGTGCCACTGGCCCAGCGGGCGCAAATGGCGTGGCGGCAACTATTACTGTTGGTGTTACAAACACGGGTGCACCCGGTTCGTATGCCTCTGTAAATAATTCTGGCACATCGCAAAATGCGGTGCTTAACTTTACCATTCCCGCTGGCGCTACGGGTGCGACAGGCGCGCAAGGTCCACAAGGTGTTCCCGGTCAAGGCGTTCCTCCCGGCGGTGTTACCAATCAGGTATTAGCCAAAGCTGATGGTACTGATTACAATACTGTTTGGAAAACCATTGCAGGTGCGGGTACTGTAACATCTATTGGCGCGGGTACTGGATTATCATCATCCACTACCAACCCAATTACCAACATTGGTACATTATCAATTACCAACACGGCTGTTATTTCTGGCTCTTATGGCACAGCAAGTAACGTGGCAGCATTTACTGTTAATGCACAAGGTCAATTAACTGCTGCGTCAAATACACCAATTAGTATTGCTGCAAACCAAATTAATACAGCCATTCCAAATAGTGGTTTGGCTAACAGCGCAATTACTGTAGGTACAACTAGTATTTCATTAGGTTCAAGCAGCCTTACATTAGGCGGTTTGACAAGCGTTACAGTAACACAAGACCCAGTTAGCGCATTACAGCTTACAACTAAACAGTATGTTGACAATATTGCGCAAGGTTTAAACACCAAGGCGCCAGTTTTATGTGCAACTACAGCAAATATTACGCTGTCTGGTGAACAAACAATCGACGGTGTTACAACATCAGCGAGCCGCGTTTTGGTTAAAAACCAAAGCACTTCGTCACAGAACGGTATCTATTTATCTGGCTCGGGCGCGTGGACTCGTACAACAGATGCCAACACATGGAACCAATTGGTTTCCGCATATGTTTGGGTTGAAGAAGGTACAATCAACGGCGACACTGGTTGGGTTTGTACAGTTGATCCTGGTGGCACATTGGGTGTTACAGCGGTTACTTGGGTTCAATTCTCAGGCGCGGGAACATACACCGCTGGTACAGGCTTAACACTCACTGGCACACAGTTTAGCATTACCAACACAGCGGTAACTGCAGGCTCTTACGGCTCTGCTACGCAAGTTGGTACATTTACAGTTAACGCACAAGGCCAACTCACACTAGCTGGCAATACTACAGTAACTCCAGCGGTAACATCAATTACTGGTTTAGGCACTGGCGTTGCAACAGCACTGGCTGTCAACGTAGGCACAGCCGGCGCTGTAGTGGTAAACGGTGGTGCATTAGGTACACCATCAAGTGGTACAGTAACTAACCTTACTGGTACAGCTTCAATTAACATTAACGGTACAGTTGGTGCTACAACACCAAATACCGGCGCATTTACAACATTGTCCGCTTCTTCTACAGTTAGCGGAACGGGCTTTAGTAACTACTTAGCTTCACCTCCAGCAATTGGTGGTACAACACCAAACGCAGGTACGTTTAGCTCATT